GTACTTAGCATTGGTGCGTCAGCCTTCAACAACTCACTACCGGAGTAGGAGTAGCCCATAGCGTTCCCTGCTCCGTAGAAGTATCTTTCCATATCTGTTATGTTTCTTATGTAATCTCTTGCCATATTTTTCATCTCCTAATTTTATATTTTATATCCTCATGTTCTCCTGTAGACACTGTTAGCCAAAGAATGTACTTCATCCCATGACATGTTGTTCAAATCTTGTGTACTTGGTACACTTACATTTGTGGAGGTGTCAGCCTTAGCGATAGTTGTTCCTTCTGTGGTTAGGTTGTCAATTCTTTCGGATAGTCCTTCAAGAGCCTTCATAACTTCACTAATTGGTTCACGAGCGTCAAATTGTGCTTTTTCTGCTTCGGATTTAGCAACTGCTTGTTCATTAGCAAATCTTGAAGCAAAGTGTCCTTCTAGGTCGCCTCGGAATTGTTGTTCCATAGCCGCCGCTTTGTAAACTTCATAAGCCGCTTCAATATCACTTGAAGAAACTTCATTTGGATTAATGTAGGACTTTGAAAGGTCAGCCGGACCCATAGCACCTGCCGGTTGCTTTCCGCCACTTTGACTTACTGCACTAATAGCACCTGTTGATGGGCTACCTGCGGTTTGTCCTCGGCCTCTAACTTGTCCGGCGAAGTAATCTGCCCCGTCTACTGTATCCGGGTTGTCGAATCCACCAAGTTGTGCTTTCTCAAGAGCATCAAAGTGCGCTCTTGCTGAATGAGTATCTACACCTGCGGATTTTAGAGTATCTTCCATCCAATTTAGGTACTCGGCACTAATGACATCACTGTACTCATCACCTTTCATGTACTTCATTTTGTCATCATCTTTTTCTTTCTTCTTTTCTTTCATTTCTTCTTCGGCCTTCATCTTATCATCCTTCTTTTCTTCTTTCTTGTCGTCGGAATCTTTTTCTTTACCCTTGATATGCTCTCGGAGTTGAGGTGGAATTTCACCTTTCTCCATAGCGTCAAGTCTTGCTTCTAGCCTGTTCATTACTGCGTTTAGGTCACTGTCTATATCTGTCATATTATTCACATCTTCCTTTAAAATTCTAAATTGTGCTTCCGGGTTAATCCCTTTTTCACAAATTGTAATTTCATGGAGTTCCATTTTACTTATTTCTTGGTATTCTCCGTGTTCACCATCAGCCTTTCTAACACGCTTGAAAGCCTGTCCACCAATGGAGAATCCTTGCAAATTACCTTTGCGTATTTCTGCGGCTACTTCACGAGCCTTTTCTATATCGTTTCGTAGTTTACAAACTACAAACATTCCTGTGTCGTCTACTTCGGACTTCCACATTCTTCCGTTGGAGTCTACATAGTTATCTATAACTTCTCCAACTTGTATATTAGAGTGAGCCAACTGTACATTTCTGTATCTGTCACTCTTCATAAAACCGTCAAATGCATCTTTTAATGCACCACGAGTAATCAAATCTCCTTGCTTATCAACAAGTTCTACAGATGCATAACCTGCTACAACTAAATCACTACCACTCTTTAGGACTTTCAATCCCGCAGATGGTCGCTGTATAGTTAGCATCAATTCAAACAACTTACTGTCATCCTATTTATATTGAACTGATACTTTATGTCTAAAAGAAATCAGTCTATTTTGTTAAAATCGGACAACTGCGAAGTATTATCGTTTACTTCTATATGTTTTATGGGTTTTTTCTCTTTTTTGTTTTTCTTAGGCTCAATTTCTTTTTCATCACTTCGCTTTCTACCATCATAGTCCGGCATAGTTTCTTCATTAGCCAAACGAGTTGGACCACTTGGGGATTCTATTGGTGTAGCCATATCTATACCCAAACCTTTCGGCCCTGTCCATGTAGTGCGTTCTTTGTGTAATTTATCTAAAGCACGAGTAATTATCTCTAAGGCTTTCTTAGTAGTTGGTTTTAGTAACCGGTTATCATCATCTGCATCTAATATACCTGCTGATTGTTTATCTTGTCTTTCACGACTTGGGGGTTTTTCCTCCATCATCTCCATTTTAACAAGATGCCCCTCAAGCATAAGTGGGGCTAAAGTATGCCAATAAGGATGAAGACTTTCCGCCAATGTCAAAGAATAGTTTGATTTTGTTAAATCACCTAATGCGGCAGACGGATTATGTAAATACCATTGGTCTTCGATTCTCGATACTTGATATGAAACAGTATCAATGTCTTTGAGTATTACTTGTATTACCCCATCGTTGTATTCTAA